AGTTAAATCTTGCTCGGTTAATACTGATCCAGCCACGTTTACAGTTACTGGTGCGTACTCACCACGTGATACACCGCCCATGGCAAAGGTAGCAGCGCTTGGTAATTGCATAGCACCACCAGCGCTCTGCGTAGGCACGTTGCTAATGTTTCTGTAAGCATCTGCGTACTCGCCACGCTGGACTGCGCCCATAGCAAAGTTAGAAAATGAATCAGCTGATAATGCAGCGTTATTCATAGACTTAGCCAGTTGATTTGTTTGGAATGTTAATTCTGTGTCTGCTAAATATTGCTGTGCTTTAGCTGCGTTGCCATCTAAGATTGCTAACTTCTCGGCAAGACGTGTGCGGGTCTCTTCATCGGTTGCTTCATTGAGCGCTTTCATTAAACCAATACGCTCGGTATCGTATTTCATCTTTAACGCTTCCAGCGCAATTCTGTGGCCTTTAATTTTGCTAAAGCTGCCGCAATCTTTGCTTCTTTATCTTTTGCTAATTGTGATACAGATCCAGCTTGACCAAACGGCGTGCCGCCTTGATCGCCTAAACCATAATCTTTACTTGCTAAACCTATTGCCCCAGTGATACCAATATAACTCATAACCCCAGTGACAATGGTCGGGTTTTTAGTCAATATTGCAGCCGCTAAAATACCTGCTTTAAATGATGGACTGTTAGCCAACTGATTAAACTTACCAATCATTTTAGCAATTTCAGTTATAGCTACACTTGTATTGGTTGCTAGATTTTCCATACTCTTAGCAAGGTTGCTTATGCTTTTATCTTTACTTAATTCAGTCAAAGCATCTACTAAGCCTTCACCTATAATCTCGGTGGCATTAGAACTTGCTACCTGTAACAGATCCATTTTGCCAGCATAGGTAGTTAATCTGGCCGTTGCTTGGCCTGCAAATAATTTGTTCAATTGTTTTAGTATTGCTTCCATGTCGCCAGTTTTTAAAGCTGCTTCATCTAAACCTGGTACTAAAGCCTTAAGCGCTCTAGTCTGTCCAACAAAGCCTTTGGCAATAGCGTTACTTACTTCAATGACCGATGCGCCCGTGGCTGCACTTACTTCCAAAGCTGTATTTAATCCGTATTGGCTCAACTCTACGGATTTTGTAACTGTCAATAAAGCCTGAAATGCTGGCCTTAATTCATCATCTAATACGCCCGATATTTTTTGTAGATTTGCTATGTACATTTCTACCGCTGGAGTTGCAAACTCATTACCAGTATTTTTTAGTTGCAACTCTAAAGACTTGGCTGCTTTTTCATCAGCTGCGAAAGCGTTTACTGCTTTCTTACTAAAGTTTAATAGAGCAGCTGCGCTAAAAGTAACGCCAAAGGTACGACCTAATGCCTTGACTGATTTGTCAAATGAGGATATATCTTGCTTGCCTTTTTTAAGGGCTCTGCCATTCCAGGTGGCTAATGCCGAGACGACTACGTTGGCCATTATGCTGCCTTTTTATCGTATGATTTATTGAAATCAACAGCGGTGTCATTGATAGCATCTAAAATTGCTTGGTATATGCGAGGGCTTTGATTTGCAAATGCTTTGTAAATTAAGCGACCTTTAGTCTTTACGCCGCCAGACCTCACGCCCTTAGTCTTAGGCTGTGATGTTACTGGCTCTAATGCGCTAACAAACTGATAACCAGCGAAAGGATTGTTAGAGTTGTAATCACGTGTGGATCTTTTCTTTCCTGACTTCTTGCCTTCGTATCCTTGCACGTTGCCTAACTCTTTTAAAGTTGTACTCATAATAGGCGCTCTGCCTTGTGGATTTCTACGGCCTGCAGTTTCATATATGCGACCAGCTGCGCTTACGTTATAGACATAGTTTTCTACTTGAAATCCATTTTTAAATTGTACGTTTTTGCCTTCTTTATAACCTATGCCGCCTTTTACTAATGCCGCATTATATTTAGGAAATGGTCTGTAATTTAAATTGGCAGATGCAGGTTTGGCCCAACCAGATAAAACTTCGGCATCACTGGCTACATAACCTTTGGCTTGTTGTTCTACTCGCTTCATCAATGGCACTAAGGCTATTTTGATGCGATTGTACATATCTTCATCTATAAAGCTAAGGCCCTTTTGCACATCATCTACGCCTATTACCTCTACTGGCATTTTTGATCTCCTTAGCTCTGTCTGTCAATACCTGGATTATTGCTAGATACATTTCAGTATCCATATCAATAAACTCGCTAGGCGGTATTCCAGTCTCTACTGCTAATTGCGCAATAGTGTAAGCAATAGAATTCCGCTCAGTTATTTTTTTTCTTCGTCTAATACCTCAACAGTATCTAGAGTGTCTATAAACTCTGATCCCCATAAAGGTATCTGTGCGCCAGCCCTGCGTAAGCATTCATAAGCCAGCCAGAATATTTCTGTTTGACGCTCATGCTCACGCAAGACCTTGCTAATTCCTGATCCGTACTTTAACTCGAAAGCGTACTCAACACCTGGTGTGATCTTGTGTTCAGATACTTCACCATTAGCCCTAGTTATCTTTAGCTTTGCCATTGTTACTCCTTAGTTAGAATGCCACCGATGGTGACACTGTTACTGCGGAGTTTACTGTAAAGGAGATACTTGATGTTGCAACTTCAGCCACGCCACCTTGACCGATTGGGGTCAAATTGTTTACTAGAACTGAAAATTGGTAAGTAGGGTTTGTGGCTCCTACAGCAGTGCCTTTAACAGTGATTACTGATACTGCTAAGGTCTTGCCAAATGCTGCGCTTAGTGTCTCGTTTACCTGACTAGCTGCCCAGTCATTGATAAAGTCAATAGTAAATGTTGCTGATTGTAGACCTGCAACAAACTTGTGGGCAGTGTCGCCCATCGCTGTTACTTCTAATTCATCTACGATCTGGTTAATTACGGCATTAGTTACGTATGAGCTAATGTCGATTGAAGGTACTGTAGGGGCCGCATTGGTAGCCAACTTAACACCTACGTTATTATTTAAATAGATTGCCATTGTTATTCCTCGTCTTTCTTTGTTTGTGCAGTTGGTTTTGGTGCGTCTTGAATTTGGCCTGTCTTTTTTAAGAAGGCTAAGTCTTCTTCGTGTGTACTCATTTTAACTCCAGCTCGTTAGGATTGATAGTGTGATCTCTGCGGTTAATAAATCTCCACTAGCTGCATTAGTTATAGCTGGAGCGGAGACACTTGATATGTTGTAAACCAGGGTCGATGCCGCTAGTTTGGTTACTACTGCCACAATAAAATTCTCTATGCCTAATAAGTTACCTTGATTGTCAAATGCAGGTGTAGTTATTAGTATCTTAAAATTAGCTAAAGGTGAGATGCCTGTCTGGCTGTTATTGTTTGGCACGATATAAGGATCGCTAGGCGTAACTACGACGCTATTGGCAAGTAAGGTTGCTGGCGGAAATGCAAAGGTAGACCATACTCCAGCGTTTGCTAAAGCGGTTGCCACTGTGCCACGTAAAGTACTTATTGCGGCCATTAGCCAACCAATGAATTAGGATTTGAATACGGCTGGATGAGACCCCGCACTCTGTTGATCAGCTGATAACCCATTTTATATGGGCTTGCAGAGATCCCATCCATACCTACCCCACCAGTCTGGCTAACTTGACGTGCTTGCCAGATGTCTACAGCTACGATCATTGCAGCTTCTCTTATGGCAGGGGTCGCAGTGTAAGCCTGTGTCTTGGTGTCTGGGCCAGCGGCTTTGCCGTATGGTCTAATTAAATGATATGGGTCGTTTGCAGCTGTCTTTGCGTATTGTACAAAACTATAACCATTAGGGTATGAACTTAATGCGTATGTACTCCAAAACATTGTGCCAATTGAGGCAGGTACTGTCGTGCCAGGGAATGATCCTGTAATTGTGTAGGTGCCATTATATGTTGCACCTGAAGCACTTACTGTAATTGATTGACCTGTAACAAATATGCCAGGGCTTGCTAATACTAAAGTCGCAAGGTTGTTATTTATAGATGATCCCACTACAGGTACATCGTTTTGCCATAAATATTGATTGATTAAATCTTCCGCTGTTTGGCAGCACTCTTCCACAGTTGCGTCACTATATAAAGTACCAATTCCCAAATTTGTGCGCAACTCCGCTTGGGTAACCATTGCTGCTGGCATGCTGTCCTTTCTTAAAAGCTCCCCTGGGGCTAGGGCTACTAAACCCCAGAGGATTATTAAATTACTAAGTTATTAGCTTAGGTTGAAGCGACGCACTCCACCAGCGACCAATACACCAACGGCCATGTAGCCATATAGTGCTGTCTCGATTTCGCCAGTTGCTGGCTGATTTACAGATAGTCGTAGGATTGGTGATTCGTAAATTGATACTGATGAAGGTACAACGATAAATGCAGATTCATCAATAGTTGTAGATACTGCGTTTGGATCTACGTATAGATCTAAGCCAAGTACGTTACCACGTAATGATGTTGGTGCAGATACTCCTGCGTTGTTCATTGGATTAGCAGCATTGTAAATTGGGCGACCAGTTGTATCTGTTGCGCCTAATAGTAATGACCACTGTGATGTACCAGCGATGTAACGTGTCGCTAACTCACCTGTTGCAAGGTAAGCGGCTGGTGCTTGTGTTGATACGTAGGAAATAATTCCTGCTGAATCTGCTGCTACTCCTGTAGCTTGTGTGCCGCCTGCTGTTAATGCTGCGATAACTGCTGCGTCTGTTGCTTTGTTGTACGCACGTGTCATGTTATCGATCATGGCTGCAAAGAATTCTGGTGAAGATCTTTCTAGAATTTCTAAGCTGTAGCGTTGTAGTCCAGCATACTTCTTAACAGTTAGGTTTACGTATGAAGATACAATACCTGTCTCTGAAGGTGCTACTGCTTCTGCTGTTTCTGCAACTGTACCTGAAGTAGTGATCTTAGGTACTGAAATTGTCATACCTGCAGCTGGTAGCGCACGTGAACCGATTGCGTCTACTGCTGGGCGTGATCCAATAAGTGTATCAACTACTGTTGGCACAAACTGTGTTGGACTAAATGCTGGGTTAGTAGTAAATGAATCATCTGCAGCAGTTAGATACTTTGCTACATCTGCTTCTGCTTTCATTACCCATGTTGCTGATTCGTGGTTACCTAATTTTGCTTTGATAGTGTGTTCAAGCATGTGTGCTTGTGTCTTAATTGGTGAGCGAGGCTCTGTGTAGAAGGATGCACTAATTGTTGGGCGTGCGGCCTCTACTGGAGCAACCTCTACCACTGGTACTGCTGTTGGCTCGGTGGTGTTGTCCACTTGTGCCTCACTTTCCGTAGTTGGTTGATTTGTTGCATCCGCTTCGCCTTCGCTAGCGGCAACTTTAGTTACTTGTGCTTCTGTAAATGCTGGTGATTCGACCAGGCTTACTTCTTTAAGGGTTGCTTTAGTTACATAAATGTAATCTTTTTTCTGTGATGATTTAAGTACATCTACACCAACAGATAGGCCATCAATTAACTGCTCACTTGCCAGCATTAAAGCATCTGATCCTTGCATGCTTGCGCTGATTTTGAAGCTAGCGTAGATACCATCTTCTTGCTCATTAAACTTCTGCATACGGCCAATAGGCTTATCGTTGCGGTGTTGCATAAGCATCTTAATCTTGCCAGGATCTCCTACATCAATTGATCCTTTAGCAAATACAACTTTACCTACGCTGGTATTGCCTGGGGTTTCGAAAGGTACAATTTTTCCAGCAATTACTCTGCGCTCACCATCGGCGCTTTCAATTTGGCTGCTAAATGTAAGAATCAATTTGAATCTGCCCATGTTTGTACATCGAATGTGAATGATGGAGTTGTGCCTTCAACTACCCAGATTACTCGCAATCTATCTGTGAAAGCAGTAGTTAATCGTACTACTTCTCTAGTTACTGCGGTAGCTGTAGTAAAGGTGGTAATTGTATTCCAGTTGGTGCCATCTACTGTGTCTTGTACTGCAACACTAAGTGATGGTGTTGTACCGCTTGCGGCAGTTACGTTTAATTGTAAAACTAATAATCTTGCTGCAGCAAATCCAGTTACGGCAGTTCCGGCTGCGGTTGTTGTCCTAGCAGCTGACGCTAATAAACTTACTGTGCTAGCAGGTATATTGGCTTGTTGTATATCGCTCATGCATTTTCTCCTTTAGCGCTGTTAATGTACTCAGCATCGCCACTTTCATTTCCGTTGGGTGTTAGATCTTCCATTTCTTTTGCTTGCTCGATGTCAATAAGCCCTAGTGCCAACATTTTTTCGATGGTTTCTAGTCTTGCTTTGTCATCTGAACGCAAGAACGTTTCGCTAATGTTGAAGCGCACAATATGGCCGTTAGCAGTAATATCGTTCATGCTAAGGCGATCTTCGATAGCACAAATATATGGTTGTAGTGAATAGGCAACAAACTCTTTGCGACCATCAATAATATTTTGGTAAGTCATGCTGTTATTCATATCTGCAGAGATGTAATAAGCTGGTACGTTCATGGCTCGTGCAATTTGTGTTGCAAGATATTGTGATGCCTCGTTATACATCATGTCTTTAGGGCTAAATCCGACAGTCTCATAAGATAGTGTGCTAGTTAAGTATGCAGTTGATCTCGATTGACGTGCCTGCTTCCAAGCTGCTAATAATCCTTGTACTTGTGCTTCTGGCATATCTGCACCAGTGTTTTTTAGAAATCCTGTTGCCATAGGTGTTTGTGATGCTACAGCTGCAGCCTTTTCTATATCTAATGCGCTTTGTATTGTGCGACCTGCAGTTTGTAATACGCCTTGTGTTAATCCTTGAAATGTAACTAATGAACCAACGCCAACCATTGGTACTTTTTGATTGTCGATTGTGTAATACAAAACTTCTGTACCTAATGGGTTTAATTGTGCCACTACTCGTGTGTTGTTGATCCATTCAAAACGTGCTGGTCTTAAATCATCTGCATATACTTCTGTAACACGCCAATATGCAACGCCATAGAATATAAGGCTATCGACAGTCCAGGAGATAGTGACGGATCGTGGTTGTCGAATATCTGGCTGTTCGCACCAGAGTGGCTTTGCTAATTCTTCGCCTGTAGATTTTTTGTACAGCTCTAATGGTAAATATCCAATAACACCTTTAATTAAATTAGCGCATCGATTAACAGCTGGTACTTGTGTTGCAAGTGTGCGATCCATTGGACCTGCACCAAATGTGTTATAACCAAAACCAATGATGCTATCGCCCATAACGGCAGGGGCGTATTGCGCTTGTAGATTCTCAGTTTTTTTGGTTATACCCAAAGCAGACAATAGACCCATATAGGTACTTTATACCATAAATCGGACTAATGGTGCAAGTTAGACAAAGATTTGCGCAGTTTGTTGAGGTTTTGTTAATTGACTTACAACCATAGCCAGTGATATAGCGGCTGTAACATCGCCGGCGGATTTTCTACGTATTATGCGCCAGCCAGCATCATTAGTTTTAGCTGCACAGTTATTTAAATGCTGTACTAGCTCTGCCTGTCCTGAATGAACTACTCGGTTATTAGCCAGGCCATCGGCAAGGTCTGAGCATGCCTGGTAAAACGCCTGACCAGATACATCGACCATACGCCATCCGCTTTGTTCAAGTCTTGTGGCAATAGTTTGTGTAGCGTACTTGTCATAGCAGATTGTAGATGGGTGGTATTTTCTAGCCCACTCATTTATATCACTTGCCATCTTAATCTCATCTATTGCTATATCGCTATGCCAAAGCTGTGCAAGTCCAACTGCTATTTTGCCATCTTGTACCTGGCCCATAACTAAAGCACCGGATCTTCTCGTAGGTGCAATATCAAATGCCATGATTGTTTGTGGCCCGACAGGTATTTCTAAGTTGCTATTACTGCACTGCTCGATAGAACCATATATCCATGGGCTGACAGTAGAATCTACCCACATGCAAAGCATCTCTGTCTTTGTAGCTTCTATGCTGTTTGTGCTAACCGATTCTTCTAATGTCTGCTCAGTTATCAAATGACCTAATGCTGGATTAGCCATAGCCCAGGCTTTACGATCTGTAATCTTAGAATGCTGTGGCGCACTGTATTCATAGAATCCTAAATTGTCAGGTGGATATGATAGGCAACGCTCTCTTAGATCGTTAAGCACAGTGCTAAAGCCATCACCTGCGTTACTTGTCATTAGTGTCATGGCATTAGGTCTTGCTCTAGTCACTGGCAGTGCAGCTGTAAATGATTCTTGTGTCCATTCTCTTAACTCATCAATATATAGAAAATCTGCAGTCTTACCACGTGGTGCATCTCTAGTAGCCGCTGCTATCTCATATCTTGCGCCATTAAGTAGGGTTATAGATTCTTGACCATTAGCCAAGCGGATCTGTCTTACTTGGTCTTTCAAGAATTGGTTATCTTCTATTGTGTAAGCAACTTGCCTAAATGTATCTAATGCCATATTTCGGTTAGATGACATGCCCAGCACATTCTTAGAACCCCATAAGAATAGATGGCTCAGGATCAACATACGTGCTAGGTGGGTCTTGCCATTCTGTCTAGCTACAAGCACTAGGGCTGTCTTTTTGCGCCAATTCTGTGCATCATCTATAGATAACAAATCATCTAGCACCCAGCGTTGCCAAGGCACCAGAGGTAAACCAATCTTCGTAGCTAGATCAGCTACCTCTTGTGCTTTTGACGGAGCATTCAGTAAAGGTGTGTGAATTCTAGGCTCAATACTACCAATTAGCCCGACCCCTCGTGGCGTCTGTTTTACTTCCGCATCATTCTGCATCGAAGTTAAGCGTATCAGGTTTGATAAATGGTGAATCTGGCACTGTTCGGATCGTCTCAGGGAGAGAA